CCACAGTGTCATCCGTAGACCCATCACCAACAGCACCAAAGTCTTTGACCGATACTGACTCTTGTAGCTTGGCCTGTACGCTGGTATTGACCGCGCCAGCACTGCCCTCGTTGTAGCTAACATTCGACGCGTCAGTGGTGCCAAGTGATGAAATTGAAAACGTGACCACCTCAATCGTGCTGTTTAAAGGCGGTGCCGCGCTAAAGTTAATCGTGGCCCCTGAGAGCGTGTAGGTGTCCTTCTGCTGGTAAACACCGTCGATGTATATCTGAGTGTTGTTCTCAGCAACCGGGGCCGTGGCAAGGTTAAACGCCGTCTGTGCGCCGGTGCCGGTAAAGTTTTCAACCGAGACTGTGCCCGGTACGGCGGGAACCCAAACGGTGCCGGTCCAAACCTTTAATTCGTTGACTACAGTGTTGAAGTACAGGTCACCAGTCTGTAGCGGTGTGCCGTCATTCCTAGCAATCGGATCCGTGGCGTGAGCGCCCTGATACTGCGTAATTATTTCTACGTCATTAGTGACGTTCGTAATCACCGCGCTAGGCGCGTTGTAGACCGTTACAAGGTTCTTGTTCTGTACCAGAATGGAGTAAGCAGCCCCGGTGTAAACCGCCGCTGGTGAGCCGTCACGGACCACATAGCCGCCTGACGTTCTTAGGGGTTGGTCAGCAGGAATCCGAAAGTCCTTGTCCCAAAACGCGGTGGTAGGGGCCGTGATCGGATCTTGGTACTCTAGCCCAATGTAAACGTAGCCATCATTCAACGGCGACCCGTCAGTGTCCGCAAACGTGGGGTATCCGGGTGTTATGCTAATTGCCGTCATTTTTATAGTCCTAAATATGTGCCCATAGTTTCAACGTCTTCAGCCACTTGCTCTACATCGCCCGGCTCTCTTTGTTGGGCCAGTGCAGCCATTCTCTTAAACACTGCCGCCTCTTCTTTGCTTCCTGATTTAGTCTTCGCAAGTTTTATCAGTATATTCCGAACTGGCGCAGACTCATAGGATCTTGCAAACGCTGAGAATGTTGCCGCTGGCCCTAACACGCCCATTAGCCCTGCAAAACCAGCCACCAAGGATCCACTAGCAGGAAGTAAGGCAGTATAAAATAATTGAGCGCCTGTTGTTGGGGATGCGCCTGCCTCTGCCGCTCGCTTGGTCAGGTTTAAAATTCTAGCTAATCCCTTAACCTGATCAAGTTCCGCTCCCTTGAACATTACGCCAATTGAATTTCCTAGCCTGTTAACTTCGTTTTTAAATCTGTCTGGTGAAATTACTGTGCCCGTAGCCTCTTGGCTGGCAGACTTTTCAGCAGCCCTAGCTAATATAGCAGCCCTAGCCTTGGCCCTTCCCTCTTCGCTAAGGTTTCGATACAAGGACCGAACCTCACTTGGCTTTTGACTAAACAACAACCTTTGAATCAGCTCTGGAGTTACGTCACCCTTGTCTAGCGCCGCCTTCAATCCTGAAGTTTTTGAAACTTCATCAATAGAATCACGCAAACGCTTATTGGCAATTTTCCATTTGTTGAAATCTTTAGGGTCACCCGCCATCTGTATGAAGGCACCCATATCCTCAACCAAGGGACCATAAAGGCTGTTGTAAACTTTTTGAACTTCAGTGGAGACGCTTGCTAAGTTTGGATCTTTGTACTTTTCTCCCATTAACTTTCGTAGCGACTCTAAGCTCTGCAAGTCTTGCCTTTGCAAAGAAAATCTTGTCCTTTCCAAGTCATCAATTAAAGCGTCAAATCCAGAGATACCTTCTTCTCCGCGCTTTAAAGTTTGCAATCGACCGATTTCTTGATCAATTTTTTTCAATGTTCTTGGTATATTTACATCGCCCCGACCAGCAAGCCTGTTTATAACTTCATTTTTTTGGTTAATAAATTTTGTCAAAAACGCCTGTCGTTGTTTTAGCAAATCCTTCATTACATCGTCAGACAATGCGGCTAAGTCTTCTGCCCCGTACTGACTTAACAAATCACGGACGGATTCAATCCTTGCCTCCTGCTGAGACACACGAACGGGGCCGGTCCCTATAAACGGGATTCTTTCACCAGCCTGCTGTGATGACTTGCCAGCAAATGTCCTCGGTGGCCGAACGTCAGAGGTCATCAAAGGAATGCCAGCCCTTTCTGCTTCTGCAACATCTAACTCGGCTAGACTTGGCGGCTGTGCTTCCACTTGCCTTCTCATAGCCGGTATTCTTGTTGCGCCAGCAGCGCCAATCCCGCCTGCCAACCCCGCACCCAACTGAGCCATAGGTCCGCCACCAGCCTCTTGTACGGCCTGCGTTGCAGCACCAGCGCCAGCACCGCCAGCAAGTTGAGCGCCCGGCTGTGCAGCTAAAGCGCCACCAACCCTGCCAAGAGTAGGCGCTGCTTGGCCTGCAATCTGCGTCAACGCTTGACCAGTTCCGACCATACCGCCAGCGCCAGCCAATCCCTGAGCCGTAGTCTGAGCGATTCTTCCTGCCTCAGTCTTTGGATCAGTTACGCCGATTCTGGTTAATAAATCTTCTAGTGCATCAGTGGGCAGCGTGTACTTCGTGCCAAGTAAATTGTTAACTGAGCTTACAATCGGATCACCAACCAAAGGGGCTAGAGTGCCAGCAGCCAATCCTGCAACTGCTCCGGGAGGGCCACCCATCATTCCGCCTGCCAAAGTGCCAAGAGCGGCTGGGGCCAAGCCTCTAACCAAACCACCCGCTATATCAGATGTCATGTCAGGCTCTTCGACAACGACTTGCTCGTCGAAAACTTCTTGCCCAGACATCAAAGGCGTTCCTTGAGGCGTTATATCACCAAATCGCTCCTCGAACTGAGCAGCCGTAGCTGGCATACCTTGAACCTGATCGGGCTGCGTACCCATAGCTCGTTGAAAGTCTGGATCTGACAACTGGCCCATTTCAGATTTAGCTTTTAAAGTTTTATAAGCCTTTAAAGCCGCATCATATTCGGTTGTGCCTTGCCGATCTGCGTTTTCACGCAACCATTTTGCAACGTCAGCATGTGTAATCATTATTGATTCCCAATCATCCTTTCGACGAAATCTATATTTGCTTGCTCCTCTTCACTGAGTGACATTGGATCAGTCGCCCTAGTTGGAATTATTCTTCCCTGTTCTTGTTTTATCCAATCTAAAAGACTGTTGCCTTCCATTAAAAATAATGACATTTTTTCTAATTCGTTTTGGACTTTTACTTGAGCAGCTTTTTTTCTTAATAAAAAATCTAACAGCTCGTCTTCCTGCAAATCAGTCGGAAAAGCTGTGTTTAAAGCTAATTTCAATTCATCTGCGCTTAAAGCTCCAAATGTAGTCATCCCAATAATGTCTAAACCCATTTGAGCTTGAGCGTTTGCTAATTCAACACTAGGACCAAACCAATTAGGAAGTCTGCTTTCAAGATAACCTGTATTTGCACCATTTCTAACCGCAGCTATTGCTTGATCTAAATTGCCAATGCTTAGTCTTACTTTGCCTAATTCTTGATATGTCTTTAAGCCTTGATCAGCACCTATTCTAGCCATAGATTCAGAAGCGGCTACGTCACCAGCAATAGCGGCTTTTACATTTACTTGAGCGCCTAATTTCCCAGACTCTCTAGCGCCAGCAATTTGACCAACTGAGGCAGCTTCGAAGTCTTGAGCCTCCCTAAGCGCCTGAGCATATTCCTCGCCCTGTAATACATTTCCACGAACATCAACGCCGTAAGACTCTCCAATGTCGGTCCTATACATTGTTAAGCCGTTGGCAAACTTATCTGCGTCCGTTGTTTTTATTGGATCTCCTATAATACCCGTATCCCTTAACTTTTGTCTCGGAGGCGATTTAGCTTTCGCAGCTTCAGCTCGGGATTGAATATACTTTTGCCGCGTTTCGAATATTTGATCCATGTTTTGAAGAAATTTATCAGGATCTTGTGCCGCAATTATTATTTGCTGTTGCATCCTCGCTGCATCGGGATCTTCTCGAAACTGTTGCGCTTGCAACCTTGAGTTTGCAGCCTCTTCAGGCCGTCCAGCTTTTTCCAAAACGTCTGCTTGATTTTCGTAAAAACCAATAACCTCATCGTTTTTTCCAGACATCGATAAGCCAATCAGCTCTATTGACTGATTCATTTTCTGCTGTTTTTCTTCTGCGCTAAATCGTTGCCCAACCGTCTCTAAAATTTGTTTTTGTTCAGGGTATCTGATTAACAGATCTGTTATCGCTCGGGGATCTTTATTGTCGATAACCGATTCAAAATCTACCTGAAACTGTTTAGCCCTTTGAGCCATTTGCTGACGCTGCTGCTCTTGCTGCTGCACTTGAGCAAACTTCTGCCCTGTGGCAAGACCCTGCATTAAAGCTTGACCGGGATCTACCGGGGATAGTGCGCCTGAATAATCGTATGGTGCTGGCATTATGGACCGCCTCCGTATGTTGGGATGCCAATTGGCGATTGATATGGTTGCATTACCGGCAAAGCACTTAACGTGCCAACATCGGCAAGAGGCGATTGCAGTGACTGAAACCCTTTGTACGCACCAAACAGGTTGCTAATGCCGCCCAATGCGCTGCCGAAAGCTTGACCTCGTATTTCTTCTGCACCAGCCCTAGCCGCGCCCTGCTGGCCGTAAAGGTTTGATATGTTAGTGCCAGTAGTTTGCCCAGCAGCAGCCTGTCGAGCCGCAGAGGCCTGACCAATGCTGGTCAAACTGCCTAAATCCTGAAACTGTTGTTGAATCATGCTCTGTAGCATCTGGGGTCTGAATTGACCCAGAGCGGCTTGAATGTTTCCACCCCTAAGTCCACCAGTTGCCGAGGCAGTTTGGAGCATAGCCTCTTCGCCCTGACGCGCCAATGCTTGGAACCTTGGACCCGTCTCAATTGCCGCTATAGCTTCAGCCTGAGCCTCTGGACCGGCTAAACCAAGTAACGCCTCCTGCTGACCAATCGACCCAACGCCAGCGTCTACATAGGGCTGAAACAGCCTTGTAGCTGCGTCAAACTGTCTACGCTGCTCTTGAATACCTTGTTCAGCAGACCTTGATTGCGCGTCTGCGGCCTTTCTTGCGGACCTAGAAGACATTGCCGCACCAGCAACGGTTGCAACGCCTCCAATTACTGCGGTGGCTATCATTGACATTCTTTGTTCTCCAAAGCTTGAGCTTCATTCATCAACTGTTCAATCTGTTCTTCCGTTGGCTGAACAGTGTACTTATCTAAAATTAAAGTTAAATCTTTTAAGTTATCCGGGTTTGGGTGAAAGGTCGTAAAGATCACCTCTGAAAGCGCGTAGCCTCCGATCTTATGACCGGCAGGGGATATGCCCATGTGCCCCGCGTGGAACGTCTGCGGTCCATTTGGCGTGTAAATAATCGCTGACCCAGCCCTGATCACGAAAAAGTTATCTTTCGCGTGAACGTGACCAGTGACCACCGCGTCCTTCGGAACGACAACCGTTCTAGCGTACAGGCCATCACAAAAATCGTGCATAGTCGGTATTTCTGCTTGAGGCATCTGCTTTAGCTCAGCCTCTAACGCGAAGACCGGAGCGTATGCCGGGTCTAACTTAACGTCATTTTTTTCAGCTACATCGCCCATAAAATGGCCCTCTTCACCCCATTGTCTCACATATTTGCGTTAATTCAATTCTTATGCTATCTCGCTGCCGGTCGCGCTCAAGACCAAAGAGTTAGCGGTTCCAGCCTGCGTCACAATCGTGCCGCCATCGGGTATCACCTGACCAATCAACTCTGGGCAGGAGTAGGTCTCCCGAGGCGCAATTGTCCTAGCGTTAATCACCGTATTGGACGCCAAAGGATTACCGGCAGAGTTAGCGTTGGGCAGGTAGACAGTGATAAAGGTATTGCTTGCGCCCACGTTCGTAACCGTGAACTTGTCAATTATCGTAGTCACGCCGGTCGCAGTGTACTGAATGGTCGCCGCCGTCTCTGCCAGCCTTCTTGAAATAATGTTTGTTACTGTAATAGCCATAATAAACCTACTGTTGTACCTGAGTGACGGCGACCAAGACCGCAGGGGCTGCTGGAGCAAAAGCCGTTGCAGCCGTGGCGTCTAGGAATAAACCCGTATTATCAACCGCAAACATCATCTCAACGTATTCACCGGCGTCGAGTGAAATGAAGTCACTTTTATGTGCTGACGTTGCTTCATTGTTACCGGACAAGGTTACCACGCTCGCAGAGTCTGCAATGTCAACGCCGTTCTTCCTGAACCACAGCCATGCGTTCTTGGAGCTTGCCGAACTCGATAACAGTTGAAAGTTTACCGAAAAGTTGTACAGGCCAGAGAATTCTGCCACCAGCCTAGAGGTTGGCGTACCAATCGTGACCCCGTTAGCAACCTCGGTTACGTTCATCTCAATCGGGTACGCTGTGTTAATCACCGCAGCCGTTACGTCTGTGGTCCTAGCAAACTGCCCATAATAAAGCTGCTGCTCAATGATGGGCCGAACGAATATCTCACCGACAGTCGCGCTAACGAAGGAAACAATAGCGACCGGGATCGCCACATCAGGGGCCGTAGGTTTAACCTTGGTCAGCCCTCCAGCAATCGTTGGGCTTGCGTAAAGCTCGTCACCCTCAACCCATGTCTCGCTAACCGCGCTGCCGGTAGTGTCAATGCCTCGGACATTTCCGAAGGTCGTTACAAACCCTACCTCGCCATTTAAAATGTCCTGAGTGGCTACGCCGAAAAAATAGTTCATCGGCAGGGTGCCGTCAGCGATGTAATCCAAAAGCTCTAGTCGGTTGTTACCGTTGACCCCGGCAAACCCGATAGCTGATCCGTTAGTAATCGTGGATCCTGTGTTGTTGCGTCCGTAGATATAGGTCTCTTGGCCTACCTGCTGAACTACACCGCCAGAATGATGGAGGTTTAGCGTGTCATCAGACGCGTTCCAAACAACGCGAGCATCTTTGTCCGCGTGTGGTGCGGAAGGATTAAAGTCGATGTAGTCGGTCTTGAGGTGATTAGTGTCTACCGCCTGATTCGCGGTGTTAGAGGCCAACTGAGCGATGATCTCAACGTCAACAATTGTGTTATCGCTGCTGCCAGCGTCCACAGTGTCAAACAGCTTTTCAAACTGGATGATCTGCTCGTGATCCTTCAGGAAAACCGCTAACTGATCCCGGGTTAGTCCTAGTCTTGACTTTCTAGCCATCTTAGTAGGCCAACGGCTCTACCTGAGCCTCTAGTCGTGCAAATGATATGTGAGCGTCAGACTCGCCCCTGAAGCGTTGTATGCGCCAGTTAATCATTGACCCCTGTTGAAACCAAACCAGACGCTTGTTTCGGTTGCCCTGAGTACCAACCTTGATTGATCTCGATTGTGACCAATTCTCACCGTCAACAGAGTAGCTTGTCGTGATCACAGGATTAGTTCCAAACGCAACCCGCCCGGTCAATGCAACCAGCTCTAGTTCGTGGAATATCGCGCCCCGACCCTCGTTGTAAACAATGTTCGTGCTGAACTCCCAGCTAACCTTCTCGTCATAATGCGATCCGATATTGTTCTCGAAGTAACCTATCGTCGATGACGTTGGGTCACCAATGAGCCACTTGTTGTAGCACCAAACAATGTCCCGAGCCTTGTACCGCGCCAATCCAACCGTTGAGCTGGACAGCACAAACCAGACAACAGAGCCAGTGGCCTGAGATGCGGTAAAATCAAACACAATGGTCTGATCCGGGAGGTGAACGTATAGGTGCTGATGGTTTCGGTCGTTTCGGGCCTCAAGCTTCACCGTGGCTAACTGGACCTCGGTGTAGTCGGTCAAGACCTCGTCAATTTCTTTGGTGGATATTTTGTTGGCCTGAGCGTTAACGCCCATAAAGATACCCGGGCTTTCGTTCCTACCGCTGCCTAAAAACGCAATTGTCTCAA